CTGGAACATCGCCATGCTACCAGAGGTGATACCCGCCGCCTGTGACAGTGACATCCCCCCCACCGCGGCAAGGTTCAACACATCGGGCAATGTTGCCATAGCCGCTTCTAAATCCATCCCACTCTTGAGCAAATCCAGCAATGCCCCACCCGCATCTTGGGCAGAGAATTGGGTGTCTGCCCCCATCTGCATGGCATACTGACGGACAGCTTCCAGCTCCTCGCCCGCCACCCCGCCGAAGGACTCAATTTGCTTCATCAGCACTTCAAAGTCGGAGGCGACATTTAACCCACTGGCAGAAAAGGCGGCGAAAGGCGCGGTGAGGGCGGTAATCCGTGCGCCAACCCCTGTAATCTGGTCGCCAAAAGATTGTAGGCTTTGCCCCATATTGGAGAACCCACTCTGGAGCGACTGACGCGCAGAATTAACACCACTGGCTATACCAGAGGCATCTAGGGTGATTCTGCCGTACACATTGCCTAAATCGTATCCGCCCATGTCATCCTACGCTTCTTCGAGTCCCATCTCCCGAAATTGGGAGAGGTGTAATTGCTTGGGTGTTATCGGGATGTCCAGCAACCGTTCGATGCGGTGCAACGGTTTGCCGTCCCTACCCCGTTCATTCAGCTTGTTTTCCATCCATGTGCCGAAGGTATGCACGGCATTGGTGAACATCCACCGCAACCATGCCCCCTCAATGCCCATTTCATCCGACGGGTTCAGGGAGAATTCCTTCGCCCTCTGGTACAATTTCCACATCGTCACTCGGTTGAGGACGAAATCGCTCGGCAGATTGGAACGCCCCGCCACCCATCGCCCACTGCATGATGAATACCTTGTCATTGAACGACACATACCGTGCGGGCAAATGCTCATCATCCCCATGGGTATCCAGTGTCAGTTTGGGCGAAACTAAAGTCGCCACACAAATGCGATCCAGCATGGCGGAAAAGGTCGGCAGATTCTCTGGGGTATATTCCAGTTTGCTTGCGTTACTGCCTCCATTTCCGTTCAGACTAGCCACTAGCAGATTGGTGAGCGGGTCTGTCACCTCACCCTTGCTGTCTACGAGCGACAACATATCTGGCAATCTGAGCAGTACCACATCCCCCGACCCGCGCATCGAAGGCAGTTCCACTTCTACGGGCTTATTGAATGATTTTGCGTCTAAAACAGACATCTATCACGCTCCGTTCACAGCTTTGAGCCAGGTGCCAAAGGTCGTGCCATCTGTCGGTTTGGCGGCTTCCCATGCGGCGAGACTGGCATAGCGTCGGAAGCGATAAATCCGATTCACACTACTCGCGGTGACGGCGATGGATTTGCCCTTCATGTCAGATACCGCAAACTTGTTAGCTTGCCCATCGAATTTCATCATGGGGGGGGTATCCAGTTTGCAGGCACGCAACCCGCCCACAATCACCCCGTCGTTATCCAGCGAGGCAACACCCAACACACCAAAATAGCGTAAGCCTGTTTTGCCTGCTTCGGGTTCAAAATACGATTGACCGCTCACACCGTTGGTCATAACCCCCAACGCGAGGAAGTCAATACCGCCTTGCGTGATGGTGAAATTGGCGTGCGTCATCACGGTCAGCAGGCGCGTTACTGACCCGCTATCCCGCATCATGTCGGTGTCGGATTGTGGGTCAAATTCCAAAATCTGGTCAGCGTCGAGGTCATACGGGGATCCGTAGGTGTCGGCGGTGATATCAAAGGATGCAATCAAGATGGATTGCAAAGTAAATGGGTAAATTTGCGCTGGATTTGGCATGTCATTTTCTCCTGACAATAAGGTTAAAGCGAACAAATTTGAATGGCGCGTATGCCAGTTCGTCCGCCATGAGTTCACCACTCACAAACGTAAACCGCAAAAACGCCAGTGACACATCGCTACTCACAAAGAGTTTCTCATTCAGTAGCGCCTTCAGACGGAATATAGCCCCCTCAATGGTGGCATACCCCCTATCTGCATAGATGTAAAACTCGATGCTTCCGCGCTCAGCGTTCAAGTCGCGGATGCCCTCATCGTTCATCCCCCGTCTGCGAATCACACCGAAGGGGGCAATACTCACCCCGTCTGGTGTCTTAGGGGCGTTGCCCATGCTCATGCCCTGTTTGGGCAACGATTCGGCATCCGACCAGCCCCCTGTCAGGAGGGCAGATAGGGCAGAATCGCTGGTGAGGGTGGTGATGAGGTCAGTCTGCCAGCTCATACCCCGAATACCTCTTGAATCATCCGTTTAATTTCGGGCAGATGCGCTTCCAGTGTCGGATAGATGATGGCGTAGCGTCCTTGCCATTTTGTTTCCAGCGAAATGCCATACTCCATACCATGGGACAAGAACAATTCCACCACATCTTGCGCCAGTTGTTGGCTACTCGGATACCCCGCAGGTGCATCCGTCCCGTTATAACTCCTCAATGCTTGTCTCGCATTGGCGGTGCGGTCTGTCCAGGGAGCATTTTCTTTGGCGTAACTTTCCAACACTGCCGCCCAATACAGCACGATTTTGTTCAATGCCTCTTGTGCCTTGCCCACATACGCCAATAACTTGGCATCCATTTGCGGGAGTCCATCCCATTGAATCTGTACAGGGGTGGGTCGGCTCATCGGATTGCCTCCGCCTTGGCTTGTATTTCCCCGATGGTCGAAATGGTCATCACCACCCGAAAGATTGCCCCGTCAAACGCGAACATATCCCCGTATTTCAGGTCGGTATTGGCGAGGGTCGGGTGGGACTTTATCCCAAACACCACCACATCACGGACAGCACTCACACCATTCGCCTCCCCCATCACCAGCCGTTCCGATTCGCTGTATTCAATCCGAACCGTCTGGGCGGGCAGGGTTATGCTATCCCGTTTGATAGTGATACTGGTCGGTTTGTCTTGGATTCGTCTCCACGCCAACACCGCCCGTTCACTAGCACTTGGGGCATTATTGCCCACCAGCCACGCCGTAATATTAGCCATTGGGAACATCTCGCTTTCTGGGTGGGATATTCCGCATCCCACCCCACTGCACAGGTGGCAGGGTGGCAGAGGAGATGAGTGCCGTCAGTTGTTTGAGATAAAATGCCTCCATGACGCGCATATTGGCGAGCAGTTGCGCCAATTTCTCTTCACTCTGGTTTTGCTTATAGTCCACCCGTTTGCTGGCACTCGCCATGAGTTCACGCCACGCCTGCAAGCGCACCACCGCGAAAATGACGGGTCGGGTGCCTACATACTTGGGATAATCCGCTACTGCTTCATCCCACATGGCATTAATATCGGCATCTGGGAGCGCACTCGCATCCGCATCCAATTGCCGACGCAAACTCGTGATTTCAGTCGCTGTGGCGGGCATATTTTGTCTCCAATACCTTGCTCCAAATGGCGAAAACGTGGTCTGCAAACACCGACCATGTTTGTCGGTGCATGAAGCTAGCGAACAAGCGGCGGAGGCTGGCATACTGGTCATAATGCGCTTCGATGTCGCGCATCTGGTGCGCGAGTGCCTCCACATCAGGCTTTGCCCATTCGCCCAATTTGCCATACCATTTTTCTTCACCTTCCCACGCGGATTCGAGGGTGTAGGGAATAGGGAAACCCCATGTGATGAGTTTGTCCGCCGTCCCACCCCAATTCGTCACAAAGGCTAATCCCCCTGTGGCGACAAATTCACGCGGTAGCAATCCATACCCTTCGCAGTGGGTTGGGCATACCATCACCTGGGCGGTGGTGTATAGCTCGGCTAGTTCCGCATTGGTCATATCCCCCGTCACCACTTGGATGTTGGAATTGGTAATACCAAACGGTAACGGCTTGCGTGTCTTGATAATCAGCTTCACATCTGGTGAATCACCAAATGCCCGTACAAACGCGGTGCAGGCTTCTACCCACCCCTTGCGCCGTCCTCTATCCCCAATGGTGATGAAGGTAAACGGCTCATCCCCCGTTGGGGTAGTCCGTGGTGTGTAGTGCATAAATTCAGCACTCACACCCAACGGCACAACATGCAGCGGGGCAGTCACCCCCGCTTGCTTGAAAATATCAACAAGGAAAGTCGCAGGCACGATGACCGCATCACAGGTGTTAAGTGCCTCCACCCACCCCTCGGGGAGTTTGGTGGATTCAAACATCGTGATAGCGATTTTCGGTCCCGCATTGACCATCCCACCGAAGCGTTCATGCAATGTCGGATAGCCCAACAATATGCCTCCCACCGCAGGATGAAACACCGCGTTAGGTGCATTATCCTCACCCAACGACAAACGGTTGACCGCAGTCAAAGGCGACAAATGAGTCGCCAATTCAGACGCAATCCGCCCGTAGCTGTCGGCGGGGTCAAATGTGGTCGAGCATATGTTGATGACCTCCTCCATCACATACTATCCTTATGCTTGCCCACTGGCGGCAACGGGCAGGGTGATTTCTTGCACTGCCCGCGCTGGGTCAGCGAAAATGCCAAAATAGATATCCCACACATTTTGCTCCATAATAAAACGGCTCACATCGGGGTTTCCCATCGTCATCTGCAGCGGTTGCTTCACATAGCTTTGGAAGTCGTACACCCGATTGCCAATATCCACCAAATATGCTTTGCCACTGGGGACACCCGCATAGGTGGTGACTTTCTTCCCGCGGGTGGCTGTCCACCCGTTGTACTCGATGATGGTGGTCACACGGTTGAGCGCGGACGATTGCTGGTCAAAACCGTCTTGTGCCACCCGCCCCACTGCCCGTTCAAATGTGAACACATCGGCGGTGTTACACAGCAAGACATACGGACCACGACGCGGGTTAGTCGTATCGGCAATGCCATCCGTCATGGCTTTTTCCAGTGTGCGGAGATATTTCTCTGGCATACTGGCAGTCACGCGGAAATTGGTGAGCGCCGTCCCATTGGTCTGATTCCCCGCCGCATAGCTGTGCGCCAAAATGGGATTGAAATGGACGTGGTTCATGAGCGCATTGAACGCCACCCCGAATTGCCGTTCAAAATTGGACAGACGGAACAATTCGTTGAACAGGAAAATGTCTTTGCTATACTGGATACCGGTCGCATAGTGCTTGATAGCGACGGCAATATCACCCTGCCCTACGCTGGCAAACTTGACTTCCCCACCTTCCAACACTTCTTCAACCACCACGCCTGCAGTCCCCAAACGGTAGATGCTCACATTGCGGGGCAAGGTGCTATCGGTCGTGATGGTATACAAGGGGGTGTACAAAATCGGTTCCATGTCCCGACCCGCTTCCACTTCATAGCGTTGGCGACTATAGAATTGGCTGGCGAAACTATCGGTGCCGATGAATTCGGCAACCCGACCATTGCCTTCTGTGAGGCGCACTTGGGATTTGATATCAAACCCCTCTTTGAAACCCGCTTTGGGTTTGTCTTTGGCGAGTAACCTTTTGCTAATGAGTTCAATCATTTTCGATTCCTCCTCTGGAATCCTCGGCTAGAGACCACTCAACAAGATGCCACTTACCACATGGGTAGTGCCATTCTTAGCTTCAGTGGCTTTGAATAGGTCGATGTTGGTGGCGGATAGCGCGGACTTGTTGTAAGCCGCGTCTGGGGGGATGTTCGTCCCTGTCACGGCGGTGGTGTCAATTCGCACGATGTCGCCCTTGCTCACTGCCAGTGCCGCAGGGACCGTGAATTGATATTCGTTACGGTCAATGCTCACCGCCACGCTACCACCACTGAGCCCCGCGCCATTGCTGATGCCTAACCAGCCGTTTGCTAGTACGACCATGTTGGCTTCAATGGTAGACACGAGTGACACGTTCACACTCTCACCATCGCTCTCGAAATAGGTCTTGTCTCCTGTTGCCATATCGTCTTGTTCCTCTCGCTACGATGCGATTCGATTGCCTACGGATAAAAATTACGCTTGGGGGATATAGATGAATACCTCTTCGGCATCCCCATTGGGCATGGCGGGTCGCTGTTGGGCGGGTCCCATCTCGGTGACGGTGGCTTGTTTGAGCAGTGTCTTGATGCTCTCTTGTGCCAGCACCGCCTCTAGGCTAGTCGTCACATCTGCCATCTTGGTCGGTTTCTTGGCACGCACCAATTCGCTGATGAGGGGGCGGACGTGTTCGGCTTTCACCTTCTCCCCCACCGCCACCACGATGGCGCTCTCCAAAAGTTGCACATTTTCTGCGGTGAGTGCCTCTTTTTGTGTGAGTAACTCGCGCACGGCGGTCAGCGAGTTATCGGGTTTGCCCAATAATTCGCTGATGGCGGTCAATTGTTTGATTTCCCCGCGCAAGTTATCTAATTCGGCGGTCAGTTCTTGAATCCGTTTGTCCGACTCGCTAATAAGTCCTTGTGTTTCTTCTTTGGGTTTGTCTCCCATATCGGTCTCCTTTGGCTCTGGGATATGTTTTGCTTCGGTCACACTCTCTTGGGTGATGATAGGGACACCTGTAGCTTGTGGCACACCCACCCGCGATGGGTTCACCAAGTCTATTTGCTCAAGCATCAGGCTATCCCCAACGATTTCGTACAAGTCATTAATCTCGGCTGTGCCATAGATGGATGTGCCGATTTTGGCATTCATCGCTTTCGCCACGCGCACATACTCGCGCACATCTTGGGCGGTACGGGGAATATATGCTTTGCCCCATGCCACACCGCTTTCGTCTAAGGTCGCGCCGACCCAGAATAGCGCGGGAGTATCAAACCGATGCGAACGCTCCGCTTCAGTTAAATGCCCTTTTTGCCCAATAATTTCACGATTGTTGATGGCGGATACGATGCGCTTCACGTCCTTGCTTTGGTACTTCACGCCATTGCGCGAGGTGGTCTCGGT